ACTTCATACGTCCCTGCGTTCCTTGCGAGCCTTCAATGCCCGTTCCACGTTCCACCACACCAATGTAAGGCCCGCGATGATGGCTATCGCGTCGTTGATGTAACCAACCATGACGCTGCCCACATAGGTCACATTGAGCAAATTTTGGATGTGGCATTTTATCTGTGTCATTCTTCCTCGGGGATGATCCAGCCATTGTCAATCATGTATTGCAAATCTCGCACCGTCACGGTGTCGGGCAAGATAAGTCCAAACGGGAAGGCATTGGTCTGGTGAATCACGCCTGACAGCGCGAATCGTTCTTCAATTGTTAGTTCTGGAAATACGGCAATCAGCTTTTCCAATGTGCATGATGGATGCACCTGGATGATGTGATTGGTATCTACGAGTAGCGCAGCATCGGTTGGCCGCTCAGGATGCGTAAACCAATAGAACAACGTTGCATCGGCTTCCTCCGGCGTCTGAAGGAATACAGGCCGCGTGATGTTGTACAACTCCCGTGATATGATTTCAGCTCGTTCTAAGCTGTTAAGCAATCCCTCGCTGTTGACTAGAATATACTGCATCAGTAAGCGCCGTAATAAGAGTTCATGTCCGTGCTGATATCGTCAGCATCATGTCCGTGCCCGCTCTCACTCCATACAATAGCCTCCTGCACGTAGCCATTGAGTGGCAGAGCTGCATCATTTGCACGTGCTCCGATGCGTACAACGCCGCTAAAGGAGTTTGGATCTACGCCGTTGATGCTAGCGCCAGTGCCATCATTTGCTTGTGTGCCGTTGTAATATGCTACAGCCTCGTTGTTTGCGAAGTGTGCTGTAATAATGTACTGCGTGTTGGCACTCAATGCCGATGCACTATCACAACGCGGGAAGGCTCCGTTGGTGTAACGTGCAGCAACTCGCGCAATGCCATTTGATTGCATAGACATCTGAAAAATTTGTGAGCTGGCACCAGCTGTACTCCAGCAGTTAAAATGCCATTGACCAACATTGACGACATCCCATTGTACCACGCTTGCAATGGTGAGGTGATTGTCAGGGTTCGGGTTGTACACATCAAATACACTGTCGTTGCTTCCGTCAAACTGTGCTGCAGGTTTGCCATTGGCTGTAAGCACTGTACCTGAGCTGACAATCTTAGGCTGTGATGCAGTGCTAGTCATCACCATGTCGTTGTTATTGCCTGATTGGTCGTACCAGGTGCTAATAAAACCGTCCCCGCCACCAACAAACGATAACAAACCTGCTTCGTCAAGATCACCATCAACTGTAAAACCAATGCTGGAAGTGGTGTTGTCTGACGAACGTCGCACAACGATACCTGATGACTCACCTGTGCGCAGCTTGCGTAGGCTGTAAGCACCTATTGCGCCAGTGTAAGTATCCAACAACGGTGTAGTGCTGACCTCGCTGTATGTGACCATGAAGGTGTAAGCTCCGTGATCCTTCTCGTAACTCATGTATTGCTGCATTAGCTCAATGCAATCAGCAATCGTGTCATTGTTTTGTGTAGCTAACGCTGCTGGAGATGTCCAACCGCTTGACGTGCGTGTCTGCAATCCTTGGACATTCACATAGATCTTACGAACGATGGCGTAACCTGCTGCTGGGCTGTCACCTTGCGAGTCAATGTATCGTCCCTGCCCGTCATTGGCAACGGTGTAATACATTTCTTTGGTTTCACTTCCACCGATTACTGCTGACCAATCGCCGTCAAAGTATGTGCGCGCTCGGTCGTTGTAGCTATACATCAATTGCGGTTGCGGCTTAACTGCACCTTGCTGCGTGTCAGTTGATGGCACGTCAGGAATCTTGCCCGTGTTGGTCGCCTCCGTTGTGATGCCGATGGCGTTACGGCCAATCTTGCGCAGCGTGACATCGACCTCGCAAGGCGTGGCCTGCAGCTGCCAATTGATTGCCGTGTAGTAGTTGCCTGTATCGTTATCGTAAAAACGCGAGAACGGTTTGGGCGGTGTGGCTGTTCCTCTAAATACAATGCTGCCCCGTTCGAGCTGGCGCGCTTGTGTGTGGCCAGCTAGCACTTCCTCCACGCATTTCTTGTTAATGGGCCGTTCCGTGCTATCGCGCTGCGTCACCCAATTGTCAGACGTGCCATATACGCCAGGGCTAGTTTGTACGAAAATACGTCCCATACTCGCACCTAATCCTCCAACGTATGTCGTACCTAGGTGTTGTTTATTTTGTCCGGCGGTGCTGCGCGCAGTCCAATCAAATGAGTCAATAAGTTCAAGTTCATCACCACTCCACTTTGAAACATTCATGTACTTTACAGTCATGGTCAAAGCGGCCTGTAGTGTTGCACTTGCTTGTGCTTGTGGATTGTAGGCTTGCACTTTAGGCGTAACCTTTAATCCTGTCTTTGCCGTTTGTGGAGGTGGAACAGCAAACGAGAAACCAATCACACGTGATCCAGCTGTCGAGGGCGTGTAGAAATTGTCGTCGGTTTGACCCAAAGAATAGTATCCTGATGATGCGCTGTACTGCGGATTGTATGTGAACATTGGAGCGTAGTTTACGTTGGCTCCGTCAAGCCATTGAGCTACTGCGATTTGTCCATCATACAGGCTAGCCAATGTGTTCACGTAGTATTCGGCAGTGCTGTCAGGATTCCACTCAATAATAAAGCGCAGCTGCAAACGTCCTAGGTCGTCGTTCTCATCAATGGTTATGGCGCTGTTGTCTACAGTGATTTGACCTTCAAAGACGTAACGTACGTCATCGCTTTCCGTGTCGATTCCGGCGTAAACAATGTTTGCCGCTGTTAATTCATCTTCAATATCGACATTCAGTGCCTTTAGGATTGTTGCTCCCTGGTTAGGATCACGGGTGAGACTGATTTCTTTTGTTTGTGGCGTAAAGGTGCGCAGCCATTCCGCCCCTTTTTGTCGCGTGTCGCTGCCCGTAATTTGATAGGACCAGGTGTCAATTGGTGTTACTGTACCCGATGAGCCTCCGCTGTAAGGGTATCCGTAACCTGTGGGCGTTTGATCACTTAAGGCGCAAGGCAAGAAGAACCAACCCGCGCCGTAACTGTACAATCTGAATTGGTAAGTCAGGCATAGACTAGTCAACAAATCGTAACAGTTGATGTACTCAGTATCACCAACATCGTTAAATCTTTTAACGAACCAAGGATTAATATTAGATCGTGATAGCGTGTCGTACTGACTGCCAGCCGGATGCGGTAGCAACGCCATAACCCAATCATCCGTGCTGTAGACATCATCAGCTACAACAACGCGTTTTGTGGTTCCGCTGTATTGGCCATTCATGTAATCCCACAGCACCCACTTCTCCTGGATGTTGAGCAGCATATCCTTCACCGTTTGGTATGCGGTGTATGCTGTTCCTGCGTTGTTGTAATCCACATTGCGCAGCAGGCCAATACCATCAGTAGCGACCAACCGCACCTCGCGCGTTGCGCTGTTCTCGCTTACGCTAAATTCCTCTACAAGGATGTTGCCTACCCAAATGCTTACGCTGTCACGGATGATGTCAATTAGAAAGTCACCGTCCTGTGATGCGCCTAGCGCTGTGATCAGGCTGTCGAGCGTGGTAAAGTCATTCCAAATGGTGTTAACCTCGCACCGCGAATGCACGATGCCAGGCACCAACAGCTGGTCGTTCTCTGACTCGTATTTGAGCGTGAAGCCTACAGGGTCGAGCGCAAATTCCTTTATCGTGTCTGACCCTGCTGCGGTGCTAATGATGCGTACTTCGTAGCTGTCATCATTCACACTCTTGCCGTATCCCCTGGCGTAGATGTAGCTCATGCGTAACGGTTGCGATTGGTTCCAGCTCGTGCGTTAGACAGGAAGATATCGTTGCCGCTAATGCGCCCAAATACCTCAACCTGATTGCCGCCCATCATGTCTCTTAATTTACTCAATGGCGCTACAACTTCAGGATCAATGCTTGCATTTTTGTTGTCCCCAATAAGCGCCATCGTTGGACCAAATGCAACGCCACCTTCTGCAAGGGCAGGAATACCTGCGTCACCTGCCACCTTCTGCATTCTTGCCTTGAGGCCTGCGCCAATTGCAACGAGTGCAATACCTGCAGCAATGGCCGCTGGCCCGTTCAATGACGTTAGACTTTCTTTAATTGCTTCGATAGCTACACCGTGAGCGATGGCGTACTTACCCAACTCCATGGCGAGATTAGCTAGGATGTCGCCCAGCATCATACCAATGCCACGCAACGGTTCGCCCAATGCGATGCTCGCACCAACCATTTGAGCCACGCCCATGAGCATAGATTCAACGGCAAATTCAATCGACTGATTGACTTGATAGGCGAAGTCCGCAGCTGCATTACGTGCGCGCTCAAATTCCTTGATGACCTTATTTGCATCAAAGGTGAAATCAAGATCATCCACCTCATCAACTGCAGCGTCAAATTCTTGTAACTCAATCTTGGCTTCCTTCGTTTTCTTACGCGTGTCCTTGAGAATTTCATTCAAGGTCGTCATGCTGCCAGCTAACTGCACCACTCGTACAAAGGCGTTACGTGCGCCCGTCTCCAAGCTTTCAAGCTCATCACGCATGCTCGCTAATGTGTCCTTCGATTCACGCAAGCCAGCACGCAACTTGGCTAGGCTAAGAACGGCCTGTCGATAAGCCTCACTACCGTCGTTGCCCGCTGCAATTTCCTGTTCTTTGACTCTGATATAGGATTCGGTAAAGCCAATTAACTCTTCCTGTTCACGGATTAGGCGCTGCAGCTCTATCTGCCTTGCCGTGCCAGCAACGCCAGCCAAAGCGTCTCGCCAGTTCCAGGTCTCGCGTGCAGCTGTGCGTGCTTCCATAGAGTAACCGACGACAGCAGCAACAAGACCTGAAATAGCAATAGCAGCCAAGGCTATCGGGTTAGTGGCAAGTGAAAGTGTGAAGGCAATCGTGGCGGCACGTGCAGCGACGAGCAATGGTATTAACTTGCTAACTACAATCAACACTGGGCCAAAAGCTGCGGCAAACACAGCGACCACCGCAATTACTCGTTTCGTGTCCGGAGACAAATCTGTGAATGCTTTAGACAGTTGAATGACTTTCTCCAAGACTTTGTTGACTGCTGGAAGAAACAACTCACCAAATGATGCAGCTGCAATCTTCGCATTGTCAAGTGCCGTACTTGCAAGGCCGCTTGTCGTCTTGCTCAGTCGCTCCATCGCGCCAGCCGCAAAGCCTCCCTCCTCAGCAAAGCCCTTGAGTACCTGGTTGAATTGCTCGACGCTAACCGCACCTGCTCCCAACGCATCAGCTGGCAAACCTGTCGCATCAGCCAATGCCTTAAAGATGGGGATGCCGCGCTCTGCAAGTTGGTTGAGGTTCTCCAGCTCCACCTTGCCCTTGGCATTTACCTTGGCGAAGATGGCGGCAATTTCCTCAATGCTTGATCCACTGGTTGCCGCGATGTCACCAAGGAATTGCAGCTGCTCATTTACTTTGCTGACCTCAGTACCTGAAGCTATCAACTGTCTTGCGGCATTAGCTACTGCCTCAATCTGAAATGGAGTGGCCGCTGTGAATTCGTTGAGGTTGGCCATCATCGCTGCCGCCTGAGATGCTCCACCTGTTAGGCTCACAAACGATGTTTCCAGTTGTTCCAAATCAGCAGCGCTCTTTAAAGCAGCTGCACCAAAGGCTGCAATAGGCAACGTCAAACTGCGCGTCATAGATTGCCCCAACCTTTCAAAGTTGCTGGACATGGAACGCATGTTGCGCTGGACGCGCCCCAACGATTTGTTCAGGTCGCGCGTATCGGCGCCAATCCGTACAACGAGGTCTCCAAGTTTAGCCATCCTTATTTGTTGCCAATGCCTTCAGCTGTGCAAAGCCGTAAGCTGGTTTGTTTTCGTTTTTTTCTTTCTCCCATGGAAAGACGGCCAAGTCTTTTGGTTTTAGGCTTGTCCCTTTCTTCGTATGTACATTAAGCAGCAACGCGGTTTGCCATCGTACGCGTTCCCAGTTGCTCCTATCTAAAAGCTCCTCGGATTTGTAGCGACCGCGAACCGCGTTCCCAAACTCCCTGAATGTTAATTCGTAAAGGAGGTCAGGGGTCAGGCCCAAAAGACCCAACCCCAATTCCTCTATTTCATCCCATTCAAGTGGCTTTGCGTCTCGTCCTCCTTTGGCTTCGTTTTTTTTTCCGGCGCCATGGATTCCTCGATCACCTTCATTACACCAGGCAGATCACCCACATCAATCAATCCTAGAAAATCGTCCACCTCCATTTCAAACTTCATGCCTTGCTTACGGCATCCTTCTTCGACAAAGTAGTACAGCAGCTCCGGCATCAATGTAACGTCCTCGCTGTCGATACCTGCAACCTTGTGGCCAGTGGCCCGTTCAAAGTTGCGCCAGGCGCGCATATTAGCCCGTACTGGAAAGGTCTGATTGTCTAGGGTAATGTTCATGGATTAGACTGGATGGCTCTGGAAGGTGATGTCGCTGACGCATTCGAGCGTGCAGGTGTAAGAAGCGTTGTCCTCGGTACCTGCGCTCAACTCCAAGGAGGTGATGTAAGCTTCGAAGATAATCTCCTTGTCACCAGCTTCCTCGCTGCCAGTGTCCCAATCGTAAGAAACGATTTTAACGTCTTGCTTTGTTCCAGTAAGGAAGTCATCCATGAGGTCGTCGTAACCATTGGTTGCACCTCCTGCGTAGTAAGCAGTGAAGTTGACGGTCAATGATTTCAAACCTGGGAGCAAGGCGCGGTAGCCGCCGTTGTTCTTGGTGGTGGTGTCACGTGTTTCAGTTGAAATGCTGACGCTCAAATCAGTTACGTTGTCTGCAACGGTTGGCGTGCCGCCATCGCTGTCAAACATGACCGTATACTGTGAGCCATTAAAAATGCCTGTAGTAGCCATTGTTATTCGTTGTTAGAGGGTTTTCTGCGGTCTGCAATGATAAGGTTTATGAGCACATCAATATACCCAAATACCTTGTTGTCATGTGTCGAAGGCGTGAGATTAACCACCACCTTCACAAGGGCGAGCACGGCGATTGCCAGCTCTCCCCAATTTTCTTGAATGAATACGAGAGGGTCCATTATCGTTTGATTCTAATTGTGTAGTCCTGGATTGATACGTAAGTCTTGCGATCTGCGCTTACCTCCGTCACCTCGTTTGTGTAGTGACAGGACTGTACCGTGATGTCACCTTCAGCAACGCTCACCGTTGTCGATGTCCTGTCCATAGCAGCACGTACCTTGTCCGCCAAGTCGTTTGCTGCTGAATACGTTGATGCCACACTAAACAGCTCAATCTGAGCCTCGTCAATGGGCGTGCCGTCCTTTGCGTCGCTAGGCGTATTGCTCACAACGCTGTAAACCAGGTACGGCATAGAAGCGCCTTCCGGTGCAAGCTCAGGATACAACCGTCCACCTACAGCAGAGTTCACAGGCGAGTCACCTGTAAGGATAGCATGTATGGCCAAACCAACCTTCATCGCATGTAACGTTTAAACTCCTGTTGTAGCAATCGGTTTCGTAGTTTCTGCATGCGCCCTTTGGTTGCTTTCTGCGTACGCTCAAAAATGCCTTTGTTGCGGCCTGGACCAAACCCGGAGCCGTTCTCTACAATTGATGCAAACCAACCATCCTGGCGGTTTACTTTCTTGTTACCTCCACGCTTGCCCATTGTTTTTGGACCAGCCAAGGTGATCGCCTTATTGCTGCGCCGGAATGTTTTGATGCTGCGTCGCAGCGTGCCAGGCTTAATGGTCTGCCGTAACTCGCTGCTGCGATATACCCTGACGTCAATAGGACTATCCTTGATGTTTGCACGCAGCGCCACGTTGTACACCTCCGCTACACGCTCATCAATGGCGCGCAGCGTGTTGGCGTCTTTCTCGCTCCATTGAGCCAGGCGCATAATCTTGCGCTCCAACTCTTTCATCCCGTCTACCTTCACGCTTGCCATCACTCAGAAATTACGCGTTCGGTAATGAAGTAAAGTTCGGAGTTGCGCCCTACCTCCTGAATGGCCAGGATGTTGTAGATATCACTGCCATAACGAATCGTGTACTTGGGCGTCACGGCTCGCGTCGTGGACGAACTGCGCACGCGCCAGGTGACGGTATTGCGCGTTGTCTCCTGCTCCATGATCACCGCGCTGCTTGCTCCCTTGTTGTCCAAGGCTGCCCACACAGTAGCGTAGTCGACGCCCGACCCGTACACTTCACCGTACGAGTTAGTAGCCGTGCTTGGCGCGACAAACGTAATGCGACGATCAAGGAAGCCGATGTTCATTGCCGCGTGTCAATAATGCGCTCAGGGTTGAGCAATGAGTGAACGCCCATGGGAATCGTTGTGGAGATAGTGCCCGTTACCACGCCACGGCGGTTTTCGTACCAATGCGCTACAAGCATGCGCACGGCGTGCTTGATGCTGTTAGATGGAGTCTTACCAACTGTTGCGGTAATCCTAATTGGCTGCGCATTGTAATCTTCCAAGTCCGGGACATCGTGGAAGAAAATCAGGCAAGTATCATCAGTATGTTGCTGGATGTAATACTTATCCGTTGACAGTGTTTGAGTGTCTCCCGCCGTATCGACATAGGTGACACTTGTAATGCTTTGCACTGGCCCGTAAGCCAAAGCTGCTGGGCGCCAACGTTCGAGATGAAACACTGCGCTTGCAGCTGTACCAATGTGCCGATTGGTATAGTCGCTCACATGAGATACCGCAGCATCGAGCAACGCCGTGATAGTCGTGTCCTCGTCGCTGTGATCAACGCGCAGAAACTCCTTCATATCAGCAAGGGAGATAAGGTCCGTGCCGTCGCCTAATGTGGGTGCTGTGATATTCATGTGATGGAAAAAAAGGGAAGCCCAGCCCTCTTGCCAGGCTTCCCAAAGTTTACTTGTTATCAGCTAAAGTTCGTCAGTTTAGCCAATGCACCGCCCTGGCGCACGTCCGTATCGTAGAACTTGTTGACGTGGAGCGCAATCTGTGCAGTTCCTGCGTTGCTGTATGGATCAACCAACAAGTCGATACCACCAAAGAACGCGAGCAACATGCCAGCAGCAAAGTCACCAAACAACAACGTACCTGGCGTACCAGCTCCAGTAGAGTCAGCAACATTAGGCGTGAAGTACGTGGTGAATCCGTCAATGCTGTTGCCTTCCACAACGGCACGAATGTTGGCAACGGCAGCTTCGCCTTTGATGATGCTCATAGCAGAGGGAGAGCCAACGAATGCACAGCGTGACAAATCACCACCTGCAGCCAAGACATCTTTTTCTGCGTCGGTGAGGTTAATGTAAGCCAACGCACCTGTGACATCTTCACCGCCTGAAGCACCAGCAACAGCAGCAGCAAACACAGCCTTATCAATTGTCTCGTTTACACCTGCAGCAAGCTCGCGTGCAATCAAAGCATCGACAGCTGGCCCGCCTTGCAACATCAGCTGCTTAGACCACAGGGTCTTAGCCGCAACACGATTGGGCGTCAACGTCACCTGGTCCATCTCCATACCTGAATCGCTATCTGCTGCAACTTCCGTGGCACCAGTACCTGAAGCCTTAACGCTTACGCGTGGGAACTGCAGGTTAGCAGTGGCGTTGTTGATGGTGGTTACACCGATGCGCTCAGCCATGGTTGGCGTACGCAAGGCGTCAATAGCTCCTGGGACAGCAGTAGCAACAAAGCCTGATCCGTCACCTGAACCAGCTTGGAAGTCATCGGCACCACCTGCACGGAACAAAGCGTTGGCGGGAATACCGATTTGGCCAGCCATGTTCAAGCCGCGCGATTGCATTTCACGGTTAGCTTCCTGTGCCCATTCAGCCTCTGCACCTTCCAAGGCCTTTCCGACTGCAACGGCATTTACGGCACGGCTCAAGCTGAAAGACTTGTTGACGCGGTTGATTTCCTTCACTTCAGAAACTGAAGCACCACCCATTTGGGCTTGACGTGCAATCATATCTTCGTGTGCTTGGCGACGTGAAATCTTGCCGTCCAAACGCTCAACCTCGCGCTTGCAGAGATCAGCTTCTTCTTGTTCGTTGTTGGTCCAGTCGCGGTTTTCAGTTTCCGCCAAGTTGACCAACTCCTCGTAACGGTCTGCGTGCTTGGCACGAACCGCCTTCATCTCGTTGAGATTCATTGTTGTTGGGGTTGTAGTAGTTTCTTGAATTGTATCCTGGTCAGGCATTGGCGCTTCGGCTGCCTGTTCAACTTCAGGCTGTAGATCACGGGCCTGGACCGTGGCGGCTGCATAGGCGGGATACGTCACAGGTGACACATCCAACAGTTGCCGCACTTTGTCAACGCTGCGCACAGTGCGCTCCTCATTCCAGCTCTGCTCATCAATTGTGAATGCAAAGCTTGACTGGGAGATATCACCCCGCTTCACGCTCTCGTAGAAATCCTTGGCGTACTGTTGTGCTCCAAGCTTCACACGATACTTGAGGCCGCGTTCGTCTTGGCTCAATTCCAACGTGCCATTGGTGGTACGTCCCAATACAAGGTTTGGATCATGGTTGATGAGCGCACGCACGTCGTTTGTCATTACGTCGTCAAACGCGCCTGGCTTAATTACTTCACGAAAATGTCCGAGGTCCGTCTCTGAATTGAAAACAGCCGCGTAACCTTCCAAAATCATTTCCTCGCCTTCAGCGTCGCGCACCTCAATGGTGCCCATCGTCCGCTTCTCGGCGTCTTTATACTGATTGTCCTGCGTCATTGCTTGATACTTTGTCGCTATAATCACCCAGGCGATCCAAGGCGATTTGGTTGATTTGTACTGTGTGAACGTCACCGCCCTCCACAGGATTCATATTTTCTTTAGCTCGCACCTCGTTAATGCTCATCACTCCAATCTGCGTGAGCTCGCGATAGAACGTTGTCCGTGCAGCCATATCGCCACGGTACAAATCATTCATATCAAACTTGCTGTAGATGTCTGGTCGCTCAAATGACAGGATGAGCTTGCGATCAATTTCCTGTTCAATGCGCTTGGCCCATGGGCTAATCGTGTGGCGAGCAAACTGCAGGTTTTGCTGCTCGACATTGTTAAACGTTGTTTGTGATGGCAGTTGGACCAATGACGGTGGCACGCTGTAGATGCGGCATATCTCCTCGGCCTGGAATTTGCGCGTCTCAATGAACTGCGCTTCGTCAGGCGTGATTGTAATTCGCTGATATTTGAAACCAAATGGAAGCAGCTTGGTCCCAGCGTTCATTGCGCTTTGGTTCCAGCTGTTCTGAATGATGTCCATTTGTTCCTTGCGCAGCGGCTGATCACTAGCAAGCACGCCAGTCATTTGTCCCTTTTGCCCAAAGTATTCCGAGCCAAAGTCTTGCGCGGCCTTGGCCAGTCCCATGTTCTCGCGGTGCAACCGGATTGGCGACATGCGGTTCATGTTGCTAATCTCCAAGATGTTCTCTTGCGTAACGGCGCCGTAATCGCGAATCACGTACAGGCGCTCCCCATCAACCTCCTTGATATCTACGTCGTAGTAATCGACTGGCACCAGGCGTTCGGGGTATCCACGGTTGTTGCGCTCAATGATGGCGTAACCGCATCCGTACATGAGAGCCGATGATACAATGCCCTCCCAAAAATCGTAAGCGTTTTGGTTTTCGTTTGGCGTTGCCGTGATCAGGCTGTAGGCTGGATGCTGGTTTGCAATCTCAACGTTGCGTCCATTGCGCACGTAGACCTCCAACCCCATGCTGCTGATTGTAGAAGCAATCTTGTAAACGCAAGCATAAACAGTGGAGATGGCCAGCGCGGTGTTCTCCGTCACATTGACGCCTGACCGCACGTAGCCGTTAATGCCCAGATCGGCTTCCAGGGTCGAGCTGTCGTACTTGCCTACGCGGTAACGGAACAACGAACGTAGGCGGTCAGTAAGTGTGGCCATGGATTAGGGTTCGAAGCTATAATATAACCAATTACACCTACAAATCAAAGATTTCAAGCATGATATCCTCGCCGCCTAAAGTATGGCAGTATTCGTTCATAGCAATGATTGAGGCAATCACGCCATCTACTTTTTTATTCTCTTGGCGTTCCTTAGTCACACGCTTGTTTTCGTTGACGTCAGTGTACACCACAGCGCAGCCCATTTGCCAACGTAGGCAACGATTGCCGCCGTGGATTATTTGGCCTTTCATCGCTGCCATTTCGAACTCCTTTGTAGGGCCGTTCATTGTTGTGATGTTCTGCGCCATCGGCGCCATTGTCACGTTGTCGGCTTCCAGCTCGCTCACGATGTAGGTGCTAAATCGTGGGTCGTAGCCTATAGATCTAACATCATACTTGGCACATTGTTCAAGGATGTATTCTTTAACAATGCGGTAATCAGTCACGTTGCCTGGTGTAATTGTGATGTCGCCCTCACGCTCAAAAGCGATGTAATCAATTCCCGCGCTTAATTTCTTCGTGTGCGCTTTTTCTGAATTGACAAACTGATGCACCAGGAGATAAAAACAACCGTGCTCATCGTCGCGGAAAAGAAGGGCGAACGCAGTAAGGTCCTGTGTAGAAGCCAAGTCCAATCCGCCATAACAAGGCAAGTAAGAAAGTCGCTCATAGGGTATAGGGTTTTGGCCTTTCATCCAAATGTCGTCAGGAATCCAAGCCGTTTCTGCACTGGTCCAAATGTTCAAATGCAAGCGTAGAAATGAGTTGACCATGGAGGGATTGGCCTTCGCGTTTTGTACCGCCTGGTCAAAATAGCTCTTGTGGCAGATCGTGCCGTAACCAGGGTTAGCCTTCTTCCATGTTTCCTCCTCCGTCCAATCGTCGTTAATGTCAGCAGCGTACAGCACAGGCAAGAAGGTTGAGTCATCAATTACACCGTCCCTCACCTTCTCAGCATATTCGTGTACCTCGTAACAAATGGAAGCACGGTCGTGGCCAGCTGTAGTCAGCGCCATGATTAGTGGCTGACGGCGTGCGCCCGTTGAGGTTGTTAGCACGTCCCACAAATCGCGGTTGGGCTGCGTGTGCAATTCGTCAAAGATTACAGCATGACAGTTTAAACCGTGCTTGGTGTATGCCTCAGCGCTAATGCTTTTGTACCAGCTGCTTTTGTAGTGAACAACGTTGCGCAGCACGCGTGCCCTAGCCCGCAGGTGCTCGTTGTTGTTGATCATCTCCTGGGCTATATTAAAGACGATATTCGCTTGGCCACGATCTCCAGCAGCGCTGATAACTTCGGCGCCAGGCTCCCCATCAGCGAAAAGCATATAGAGAGCAATAGCAGCAGAAAGATTAGACTTGCCGTTTTTACGAGGTATCTCAACGTAGCATGTGCGATACTTCCTATTTCCGTCTTTGTCTTTCCACCCAAATAGCGGTCGTATGATATCGTCTTTCTGCCAAGGTTCAAGGAAAAAAGGCGTACCACCCAATTCCCCTTTGACGTGCGTGCAGAACTTCTCGATGAATTCCACTGCCCGCGTCGCCGCCTTTTCATCAAACCAGTATTCAGCTGAAGTATCCGGCATTCTCGTCCTCTACCAATTTTTGACTTGTAGGATAGGCTCGATTTAAAGCCGTAACGATTGCGGTTTTTCGTTGTCTGTTATCTCTGAGCTGCTGCCATTCTGGGCGTTGTTTGTTGTGTCCACTTGGCGCAGTATAGCACGTTCCATTTTTGTTGATGTATGCCTGAAGATTGTCCTCTTCTATTTCAATACATGCTAATGTCTTCATCAATGACTTCAACTCACTTGTTACTTCTCCACGCATCATGTACTCATTGAGAAGTTCCAAATAACGTGCCTGTTGAGCACGTGCCATATCGTTGCTTTCGTCCTGCTTTGTATATTCCATGTTTCTTCAATTTATCGCTTATTGCGTTGTAATCAGCCCAGTTCTCGACCTTGCGATCTCGTATCTTCGTTGCAAGCCCAAAGGAGATGCCATTTACGTCAGCAAGATGTTTCGGGTTTGCGTATATCCTATTTTCAAAATAGAGCTGACGATCTAGGTAGTATAGATTGTATTCATTTAGCCCACGCTTTAACCATCTCTTAATCGTTGATTCGTTTAGGCCAAAGTATCGTGCGCAATCAGCAATTGACTCAAATTCCTTACCCATCCATATTGTTTTCTTAGGATGAGGTTTGCCGACACCAACTACTTGTCGCTGATTAATGCAGTACGGTGAACCCAAACGCTGTTTAACCAAACGCTCCTCAATCATTCTTGCCTCTTCTACGGTGTTGGTGTGTACGTGCAATTGAGCCACGCAGCCATATTTATCGTAGAGTTTTTGTTGTTCCTCACTGGCTTTTTTTGATTTACGTTTAAGTCTGGATCGACGAGTCAACAACCTCTTTCGCATTTCTGTTGCGCTGCCGATATAGTAGTGCAGACCAAAATACAGGATGTATACACCTGGGTCATTGGTTATGCGATTATCCAAGTCCATCAAAAAAAAGGTTTTCATGTGCCACAGTACGTCTGGGAT